AGCATGACTACTTGGAACTGGCTCTCGAGCTTGAAAATCTCTTGGAAACAGAACGGGGTTCCCATTGCCCCGGCCTTCAACCAAGTTGATTTTCCTTGTTCGAAAACTGGCTCTAAGCTGTCAGGCTGGCGGAAACGTATCGGGTCTGGCCTTTCGGCCGGTACCGAGTACACCGCTAACTTTCATAGTATTCGGCACGTTAATGACGGACAGCACTCTTACTCTTACTATCACTTCACCAGTCCTGGTGTCGTGATCTCGTTGAATTACGAGGGTTTGAGGACGAGTGCTTATAACAATCCGTCGTTCATGTCCCATATGATTACTATTCCTGCATCGAGCGAGGCCCAGGTCCTCTCGAAAATCTACTCGAAGATTAGGAACGAATCCTCCGGGGTTAACGGCCTTCTTTTTCTTGGAGAACTCAGAGAAGCGATCCACATGCTGAGAAATCCTTTTCAGTCTTTTAACCGGGCTCTCGAGAAGTACCTCCTCGCGCTAAAATCAGTGCGCAAGGATGTGCGTAAGAGGGTTCACCGGCGAAAAGGTGAAAAGGACCGTCATTTCGTCCGTCGCCGCCTTAAAGCGGTGAAAGACGGGATGGCGGGCTCTCACTTGGAACTTCAGTTTGGTATCAAGCCTTTGATGTCTGACATGGCATCTATTGCAAGTACCGTGGTCGATTTGTTGACGGAGCCCTCTAAGAGGACTCGTATCAGCGCTCGGTCATCTGAAGTCGTCTCTGTTTTGACCAACGATGGTCAGGTTACGAGGTTTGACTCTCAATGCGTTCTTCGTTCGAAGAGCAAAAAGGAGACTAGAGCCTCTATCCAGTATATCGTTGGCTTGAAGCACGAGATTGCGGGCCCAGTTCAAGGATGGCAAAAGATCGCACAAGAATTCGGCCTTACGGTCGAAAACGTGGTCCCAACCATCTATGAGCTGATACCTTACTCCTTCCTTCTTGACTACGTCACGAATGTTGGTAAGGTAATCGAGGCTGTTTGCACTGATACGTCATCGGTCCAATGGATTGTGCGTACCGAAAGGTACCGTACTACCTGGGAAGAAGATAACACTCTTCATTACCAGCCGAACGATACTTCGTTCATCCTGAAGACTTTCAATGACGTTCCGTCCAAGCTGATCCTCGAACATGTCACTCTTGCTCGGACGATTCCTACATCGTTGCCCATCCCGTCACTTCAGACCTCGATTCCTGGAATCGACAGTATGAAGTGGTTGAACGTGGCAGCTTTGTTGGCATCTGCTCGAGATTTCCGTTTCCGGCGTTAATCACGCCCTCAACTGAAACCATGAGGTAGCAAATGACCTTTGCCCTTTCTTCTCCCGTTACGGGATCCGCCCAAACCGGTCTGACTTCCCCCACTTACACCGTTGTTGCGGACAATCCGCCCGACAACAACGCGAAGCAGTGGTTCGTCTCCGTACTGGGCGGCACGCAGGCTGGCGTCGGGGTTCACTCCGTCGCTTCGCCTTTCACGATCTCGCAGTACCGCCCGAAGGTTCCTCAGATCCTTCAACCGGTGAATGCGCTGACCGGGGTGCTGAACAAGGTTCCGATGAACGTCTACAAGACGATCACGCGGAAAGGTGTTCTGCCTCTGGCTGGTCAGGCCCAAAAGCCGATGGTGATCACCACGATCATCGAAGCGCCGGCGGGTGCCGACACAGCCGATCCTGCAAACATGCGTGCGGCTCTTAGCGCGCATATCGGGGCGCTGACTCAACAGTCGGCGGGTCTCGGTGACACGACCGTTCAAGGGACCATCTAGTCCCTTGCGTCTCCTTTTCCATCTGATGCTTCCTTGGAAGCGTTGGGTGGTTAAGCTGTTCTGCGACTTTCGCCTTTTCAAGCGTTAGTTGCAGTTTCGTGAATGCAGGACAACCGCTATTTGGGGATGACCCTTTAGCAGGAGGCGAATATCATGTTTCCCTATAAGGAACTTGAGAAACAGCTACACCTCGATATCTCTGCATGGAATCCAACTCTAGGGCCACAAGCCTTGGAAGCGGAGTTCCTGACCTCCGACATGTCTGTCGAGCAGGTTAGGATCCACATGCTGGGCCGGAGCTTCTATAAGAAGCTTGCGCCAAAGGGAATTAACCCTCCGGGTGCTGAAGAGAACGCCTTGAAGAAATTCTTGGCTATTAACGACAGTATTCCGGAGGGGCCCTTTGTGTACCCGGTTGAGACTGAAGCCGACGAAATTTTCTGGAACTACTGGCTTGACGCCATCCAGAAAACATGCGGTTTCGACATCTCAGACGTGAACTTTGACCTCGACTTTATGAGGTCGCACTTCACGGCAGGTCCCGGAGCTAGTCTTGGTTGTGACAACGAGAGCTTTTATACAAAGCTTTTTGCTGGCAAAATCTCGACGACTTCCGACTACTTGCTATCCCTGTACAGGGCGCTTATCTCTGAATCCGACACATGGAGCCTCGCTGAACGCGATAGGTTCCAGAAATTCGGAGTCGAGAAAGTGAGAGGTAACCGATTGTTCTTCGTCCTCAAAAACGTGGAGGAAATGCGAACTTGCTGTACCGAGCCACTGATCAACATGTTGTTTCAGCAGGCCCTCGGTGCGTTTCTCGAACATAGACTGCTTCGTCACTTCAAAGTTTCTTTGAAGAGACAGGCAGTATTAAATCGAGAGCTAGCTCGCGTAGGCAGTCTCTTCGGTACCTTTGGTACTGAGGATATGACTAGCGCGAGCGATAGCATCGCACACTCTCTCATACAGCGATCGTTACGTTCAACCGGTCTTTTAGGTTGGATCAATAACTTTCGAAGTGAACGTACCATTCTTCCAGATGGTTCGGAGAGGGAGTTGCGGATGGTTTCTACAATGGGGAACGCTTTCACGTTTCCCTTGCAGACGATCATCTTCGCATGCGCGATTCGAGCCGTGTACCAGATGATGAACCTAAAATCATCTAGTCCCGAAACTGACTTTGGTGTGTTCGGTGATGATATTATCGTTCGCCGCGAGGCGTTCGATTTTCTCACCCGATCACTTACCAAGCTCGGTTTTAAGGTGAACGAAAAGAAATCGTTCAATCTCGGTTCGTTTCGTGAGTCTTGTGGACTTGACTGGTGGAAAGGCGAACTTGTTCGCGGTATCTACCTGAAAAGTCTTGAGACAACTCCAGAGCTGTACTCTGCTATAAACCGACTTAATCGTTGGTCCGCTAGCAGTGGTATACCGTTACCCAACGTTATCGGCTTCCTCCTTCGGTCAATAGGCAATAAAACCCTATTGATTCCGTTCTCTGAAGCTCTTGACGGCGGGTACCAGGTTCCTTTCGATATGACTATTCCTAAGCTCTCTGATGACTACTGGTTTCAGTATAAAGTACTGAGACCGCGTCAAAGGAGATGCCAGGTTCCGTCAAATCTTGAGGAAAGCATTTCTCTTGGCTATAAGTTTTTTAATCCTTATGGTTGGGAGATTTGTTTCCTGGGCGGTTTGGCTCGAGGCGGCGATTTGAAGCTAGATCCTGAACTGGCGGGGCGTTTTAAGGTAGCCTCGCCGGCGGATGTTCCCAAGGCGTACATCATGCCAAGGGAACTTCCCGGAGCTTCTCATCGCGTCAAAGTAGCCCGACATTCAATCCCATATTGGGATTGGGGCGGGCCCGCAG